CGAAGACTAATTACTGAGCACCAACATAGAAACCGCGTGAGGTAGTGGGTGAACCACCCTCATGCGTTATGTTAGTTGATTTGACACTAGAGTTTTGATTGTTATTAACTGACATTGCTGTATTGACATTCTGATCGCCACCTTTAGATCCAGCTGCATCAGCCTCTCTTTGTTCGTCATTAGCCTCACCCGTTTGGACGCTAATGTCATCTCCCTTAATACTAGCTGAGTCACTAAAGAAATCTGTAAAACTTGTTTCTGCATTTTCAGATTCTGCTAGCTCAGCAGCTGCATCTTCTCCTTGTTGCTTACCTAGAAGAGCTCCTGCAATAAATGGTGCCGCTGTTAAACCAGAAAAGCCTCTCCTGTGTCCGGTTTCTGGATCCAATAATCTGTAGTTACCATTTTTTACATTTTTTGGATCTACAAGATACTCGTCCTTTTTCTTCCAGCCTTCAATGTTTTTGAATCCACTTATTTTAACATAACCTTTATCATTCGTATCGCCAGCAGAAAGAGGACTTTCTTCTGCCGTTATACTCAATCTTTCAGCATTTTCATATATTCTTTTTGCAGCATCGTTTTTTTCTGATTCTTGCTTTTCTTTAAATTCTTCTTTGCTCTCTCTAAGTTTAGCAGCTTCTTTATCATTAAGATTGCCTAAAGCAACTTGAGCATCTATTTGTTTATCTACTTCAGCATCAGATAAACTAAAATCAAGCCTATCTGCTACAGCATCAACTCTCTGACTGTTTACTACTTCTAGCCTATCAACTTTTAACTTTCTCACCTCATCACCTTTACCAAATAAACTGGCTAGCAATGCAACAGCTTCAATAATAAAATTGAAGGTATCTATAAACATATTGATAAAGCCATATATTGTTCCCATCACTATATCCATCATTCCGCTATCGGCAAATGCTTGAAATGCCATTGCTATTACGCTTAGCACTACGCCAATAACATTGAGTACTATTTCAAGGATAGGCATTAGACCTTCAATCAAGCCCATTACAAAGTCTATGATAACTTCTAATATAGACATTACTGGAGGTAAAAATGAAGCAACTGCATCCACAACTACAGTAAGTATATTAACAAATACTGGTAATACCTTTTCAACTATTATACCAACTATTGATGAGAATACCTCAAATACTTTACTGAATAGATTCTTTATAGCAGAGAACATGCCTTCATTAGCAGTTAATAGAGTACCAACTAATAGTCCAGCTATTAAGAAGCCCTTAGCCAGCATTTTTAAGAAGTCTGTTATTACTTTAAATGTCTTGCCTATAGCGCCTTGTTCTTTTTTAACTTCCTTACCTTTCCCGTCATCACCTTTCTCAGTCTTCTTGCCATCACTATCAGCAGGATCCCGCTTGTCTTCATCTCCATCACGCATTCTTGTTGCTATATCAGAAACATCTCTTGCTATATCAGTTAGTACTTCCGTTGTTGCATCATCAGCATCTCTTGTATCTTCTGCCTCTTCGTTGACGACTTCTGCCATTTCATCTTTAACCTGTTCTCCCTGCTGTTCGGCATCAGGGACTTGCTCAAGCTCTTCAACTTGTTCTGCGTTTTCTTCAGACTCCATAGCTGCAAGGATAGCATCCATTTCATTATGAAATTCTTGTTGATGTTTTTGGCTTTGTTTGTATATTAGATCGGTTTTAAGTTTCGTTGCCTTTGTGTGGACATCAATAAAGCCCAACTTAGGAATGTAGTTTCTCATGACTTCAGTAAACTCCATTATCTTTTGGAGTTGCTCGACCATTATATCTTCTACATCTTTTATGCCCTTAGCCATAGCTTCAGATTCAGGAGCAGACCTACCTGGTCTTCCCTTATTCGGATCTGTGTTTGGGGCTGCAGGCAGTGCCATTTATTACTTTCCGCTTCCGTTGATTTTGTCTTTAGCTGTTCCAGCATATAGACCAAACCAAGCTGCACCAGCACCAACTACGATACTGATAAGTCCCGATTGTTCCATAGTAGGATCTGGCAATTCCATGAACCACATAGTACAGTAGTACAATAAGAATATGTAAACACTTAAAAATGCTCTTGGGAATATTCTCCAGGAATCAACCATGTTAGAAAGGAATATCCATCTTTGCCATGGATTATCGGGTTCTCTATTGGCCTTTAAGTCTACAATCTCTGCTTTTAGATTAGAGTTTTCTGTTACAAGCTCCATGAATTTATTAAGATCAATCTCGACCTCATTACGACTCATGTCACCACTAAATTTTTCATCTGCCATTTTGTTACCCTTATAGTTTATCTTTTACTAAATTGTTTAAAGTTGGTCCTACGAGGAGTGGGTTTCATCCCGTTTTTCCTCTGTTCATTCCTTTCCTTTTCCTGCTTTAAATGCTCGGATAACATAGCAACATATAATTCACGCTCATAAGGAATGAGATTTTCAACTTCCGTTATACTATATTTATGATGCTGAACCAGTGCAAAGATTAATTCGTAGTAATTTGCCAAGGTATTATGGCTCAGCATTATTAAAAAAAATCTGATATGCCTCTTAGTACTATACTTCTATCATTTCCTAAACTGTTTTTATACTCTAAAGTGTGTTCTAATTTTGGTGCGGTATTAAAGAAATTCTGTACTTGTTCGAATGACTTAATATCCATACCTCTTATGAACTCTTTAGCCTCTTCAATTGTAAAGTCATCATAGACTTCATTTGCATCCCATACCTTAACTAGACAATGAGCAAGAAGACCAAAGACTTTTTCTGCTTGGTTCTCATCTTCAGCTTCAACTGTAGAATCTAAATTCATATCAGCCTTCTGTAGTGTTCCCATTGTAGGATCTTTAAGAAGCATTGTAAGATCACCAATAGAAAGCTCATAGCTTCTATTTGGATCGATTGTTGGTTCAATCTCATTGATGTCTAACTCAAAATCATAGAGTTGTTCATCTTCTTTATCTTTATACTTTAACTTTACAATATTGTTAACAGACTTGCCTCTTAAGTGCATAAACAAATATTCTATATCTGTTACTGTCAGATCACTAGGATCAAAGTTTTTAGGACTAAGGACAACATTAGTCAAAACTTGCTTAATTGAATTAAGCTGATCGCCTGCTCCGCCTTCTTTACCGACGAGCAGTAGTTTCTCTTCTTTTACAAGAAAAGGTCTAAATTTTACTTTTTTCTTTATTACAGGTAGTGTAATTTCAAACTCAGGTTGAGTTATTTTTGGTAGCGCCATTATATTTCTCCATTATTATATTATCTATTACCACCGAAAGATCCTAAGAAAGTTTGTGCGTTAGATAAAACATTTATCACATCGCCAACATTATTAGGTTTCTTCCAACTTGCTTTCAAAGCTGTTCCAGTCTGTCCTATTCTTAACAATTGCTCCATTGGAGATAACGCTCTATTAGCTAAGAACGATTCGCCGTTGGTTCCTTCTGGTAGCTGATGGTTTTCAGATACCCAGGTTCTTAATTGTAAGTTAACAGTCAATCTTGCAACTTCATCATTTTGAGCCCAACCCAATGTCACATCACCTATTTGTGAGGGCCAGACTTCATATGCTGTTAAAGTATTTATATGGTTTGCAGCCATATCAAATGTTTTGATTCTTGCGGTAGTGATGTATGAATCTCTATATGAAATTTCACCAAATGCAGCACCACTTTCGTTTACCGTATTGTCCAATGCAGACTCAGGGGCTCCTAGGTGTACAATATTAGATGCCCATTTTTGAAAGAAGTCTAAATTCCTTCCTCTAGCATCTAACATGAAACTTGCTGATATCTCTGATGGAATAGCACTGACTGCTCTTCTATCAAAAGGTCCAATTGTATTTCTTCTATGATCTACCGGTACAACATTAACACCTGGTATGTTAACATTATCACAAAAGAACTGTAACGACTGTGCTGTTTGTGCACTGGCCCAAGCTCCCTGAGGTACATCTATTTCAACTAGATATCTATTGGCACGTGCCATGCCATTGTTCTGTTCCATTGCACCCATGAAAGAACCTATATTAAACGATCCGGCAGGACTATCTTGTCCTACTGTTCCGGATCCTTTCTTTTCTTTCTTAAGGGCATTACCCTTAGTTAGATTAAATAAGTCTTTTGCTATGTCTAGTGCTTTTGCCATTACGTTTTAGCCTTGGTTCTGTCTATTTTCTTTCTTGCTCTCTTTTCCATTTGAGAATCCATCCATACTCTATTTATGCCACTCTTCCTAAATCTATGCACAGGAAGCATCATAATAGTATCCCATCCTATAGGCGGAACATATAACATTTGTCCAACTATTCTTTTATAGTCATACCTTTTCCAACAAGGTAAGAAACCTCTCATATCCATTCTTTTCTTCATGAACTTATAATCAACTCTCTGAGTATTAACTCTAGCTCTAATAGATGATCCCAATTCTTTAGCTTTAACTTCTGGAAATATTGAAAACTTATATAACTCATTCATAAGAGTTGCTCTTTCAATGTAAGGTAGGTAATGAAAGTTTAGCATTGTAAAATATCCCTTCTCTGGTTTTACATTCATTATAATACCAACTGGGAACATATCATAATAAGGAAGTTTGTTTGCCATCTTAGGCATATACTTCATCATATACATTCTACCTGGTAGAATTCTTTTTGTTCTGTTCGCGCCTGATAATATAGTAGAAGGATTAGCCTCACGTTCCAACTCTGCTAGCTCTCTTAATCTAGTAACTGGATCACCGTTCTCNTTTGTATATAAATCTTTCATGGATTTGAATTCCATATCGAATTCATCTCCAACAAGGCTTACTAACTTATCAAAAAAATATGCTGGCATTATTTTATTCCTAACTCATCTTGAGTCATTATCATCCATTTCATACCTTTATTCTTACAATATTCAGCTGCAACTTCAAACTTTCTTTGATTAACTGCAAACGTTTTCATCTCTCTTAGGTATTTTACTGTCTGTCTTTTAGGCTTTTTAGGTGGAAGTAAATGCTGTTTAGGTTTAACTTCTATTACCATTTGCTCTCCGTTTTCTTTTTGAACCCAAAAATCTGGGAAGTATCTATGCATCTTTCTATCAATTGGACTGCGATATGGTATGCAAAATTCCTCAGAAGACCACTTTTCTATCTGTTTGTGGTCATCTAAATACTTCATTAGCTTGAACTCCCACAAACTTCTATAAATAATATTAGTGGAGTCCCCTCTATATTTGTTGGGGTTCTTGGGAACGAATTTACCAGAGTAAGCCATATAGGTATTTATTAAATGTACATAGGAAGACAAAAAAAAGGTTTAGCAGGTGGGAATGCACCATCAGCTAAGATTAAATCTAAATTAGATGCAGGAGGCTCGTTCTCGTTTCCAAACGATTTAGGTGTACACCAATTCTGTATGATATTCCATGAGTACAATTATAACATGGAGGCCTCACAAGTAAAAGAATCTGTAGTATTGCCATTACCAATGACAATAGTAGACAAGTATGGAATGGAATACAACAGTGCCGATCTAAAAACACTAGGAGCTGGAGCTGCAAGTGCTGGCGATGATATTATAGATAGTTTTAAGAAAGCAGGCAGTGAAGCAGGAAAAGCAAAAGAGGCAACAAGAAAATCTGANATGTCAGCTGACAATTTAGCAACTGATGTAGGAACAGGAATGGCAGCTCTCGCAAGGGACTTAAATCCATTTGCATCTCAGATAGAACCAGCTTTAGCACTAGCTACAGGAACAATTAGTAACCCTCATACAGCATTATTATTCTCGGCA